TTGGCGTAGTAACGTAAACGTTCTACCAACAACAAACAACACACTAAATCTTGGTGGAGCAAGCAACTACTGGAATACAATTTATGTTGGAACAGTTTCTGCAAGCGGTGCAATTAGTGGAACTACTGGAACATTCAGTGGTGCAGTATCTCCAAGTGCAAACGCAAGTATAAACCTTGGGACAACTAGTAACTATTGGAACAACGTATATGCTGTAAACTTCCTTGGAACTTCAACCACAGCAAAATACGCCGACTTGGCCGAACGTTACAGCAGTGATGCTGATTACGAACCAGGCACAGTGGTTGATTTTGGTGGTGAAGCAGAAGTTACTATCAGTAATATTAATGGCAGTCCTTCTGTTGCTGGTGTTGTTTCAACTAATCCAGCCTATATGATGAACAGCGATGCTGATGGGTTGTATATTGCACTAACTGGACGTGTTCCTACTAAAGTTACTGGACCTGTTCGCAAAGGACAAATGATGGTATCTAATGGAGATGGAACTGCTCGTGCAGAAAATAACCCAACCATGGGTAGCGTTATTGGTAAAGCACTTGAAAACTTTGGTGATGGTGTTGGAGTTATAGAGGTGGTTGTAGGTCGTCTCTAATAGGGTAAATACTATATTAGAGAACTTAAATGGCATTAACTCGTCTTGTTAACGATTATAAAGATAGCGTAAGAGCAGCTTCTACTGGTGCAAATATTAATCTTGCGGCAGCACCTAATACTATTGATAGCGTAAATCTGTCAGCAAATGACCGTGTTTTGCTTAAGGATCAAAGTCCGTCTTCTTTAAACGGTATATATCGTGTTACTACATTAGGCACTGGTAGTAATGGTAGTTGGACACGCAGTAGTGATTTTAATGATTGGCGTGAAGTCACTGCTGGTGTTATGGTGTTTGTTGAACTTGGTGCAATAAACGGCAACGCATTTTATTTTATTAATGGTGCCGAACCAAACGTAACCATTGATACAACTGCTATTAATTTCAGTAATCTTTATAGTGTTAATGGTAATGTTACGTCATTTCCAGGTAACGTAAATATTGCAGGAACTCTCAATGTTACTGGTAATATTGTTTCAAAATCATATGAAACAATAACTCTTACTGAATATGCCAATGCATTAAATGTTACTGGCAACATTACTTTAACAAACAGTGCTAATATAAACGTAGGTGCTGGCGGAAACATTTATCTTGGAAACACACCAGTTGGCAGATTTTATAGTGGTAATACTGCACCTGTTTCACCAAATTTAGGCGATACTTGGTATCAGGGCAATACCGATGTTCTTTTCAAATATATTCAAGATGCCGCAAACAATAAGATATGGCTTGATTTAAGTAGTAATCCAAGTAGTTATGGTAACTTAACTGTTGCTAATACGCTTACTATAAACGGAAATTTAAGTGCAAGTGTTAGTAGTGTAAACATCACTGGTGGTTCACTTGGTTATGTGTTGCGTACAGACGGTAACGGTAATTTAAGTTGGGTTGCAGTTAGTGCTACTGCTGGCGGCAGTAACACCTATGTTCAATTCAATGATGGGGGAAGTCTTGGTGGTGCAACATATCTTTCTTATAATAAGACAACTGGTAATTTATATAGCACGTCTACAACAACAAGTATAAGCAATACAACTGGCGCTATAACTGCACAAAGTCTTGGTATAAGTGGCAACGTAAACGCTAACGCTTATTATGGTAGTTATTATCTTTATAGCAACGGTAATCCAATTACTACACCTGCTGGTGGCAGTAATACAATGGTCCAATTTAACAATAGTGGAACATTTACTGGTGCAACTTATCTACAATACAATCTAACGAGTGGTAACCTTGTATCTAATAGTACTACTACATCTACATCTACAACAACGGGTGCTATTGTTATTGGCGGCGGTGCAGGCGTAGGCGGAAATCTTAATGTTGGTGGTACTATTACAACGGGTGGAAGTGGCGGCAATATTACAGGAACAAGTTCTGGTTATATCATCTCTGGTTATTTGGTAGCAAATAATGCAATTTATGCGGGCACAATTGGTAACAGTGGTGCTGCATTTAGTGGAGCCTCTGCTACTCTTACTGGCGCAGTTCAAGCAAATACTCATACTGGTGTTGCCGTTTATGCTGGTACTATTGGTAATACAAGTGCATCGCACTTTGGTTCTAATTTCCAATCTACTGGTAACGTTGTTGCTGTTTATGCCAACGCTACAAGTGGTATTAGTATGGGATATTGGCCACCAAACAACCAATATTACGGTATTTTTAATAATATTGGAAATCCTGTCAACAATGAATACATGATTATAAGTGGAACAAGCGATGTTAACACTTATGTTGGCAGTAGAGCAACTGGACAAACTATCATTCGTGGTCCTGCAAATAGTTCAACAGCACAAATTGCTGTAGGTGCAACAAATACTCAAGTAACTGGACCATTTGTGCCTGCAAGTAATAACGCCGTTACATTAGGTGGCGCAAGTAGTCAATATTTTTCTGCAATTTACGCTAACAACCATTATGGGTCAACGTTTTCTGGATTGTCAACTAGTGCAAAATACGCCGACTTAGCCGAAATGTATCACGCAGATGATTATTATGCACCTGGCACTGTTATGATATTTGGCGGTGATCTTGATGTTACTGTATCAACACAATCACACGATACTGCGGTTGCTGGTGTAGTTTCAACTAATCCTGCTTATCTTATGAATGATAATTTTGAACAAGATAATTGGGTTCCAGTTGCACTTACTGGTCGTGTTCCTTGTATGGTGCGTGGTCCTGTAAATAAAGGAACATTACTTGTTAGTAGTGATGTAAAAGGTGTTGCTTGTGCATTAGATAAATCACTATATGAACCAGGTTGTATCATAGGTAAGAGTATGGATATCATTAGCGATAATAGCATAAAGAAAATTGAAATAGCGGTAGGTAGATTCTAATGGCATTTCCAACTAGTCCTACAAATGGTCAAACAGCAGTTATAAACAACACCAGTTATACCTATAATGCTGCACAGGGAACTTGGGCTGCAACACAGGCAGGTGTATCTACGCCTATTACTATCTCTGCAAATACTGCCGCAACATCTACTACAACAGGTGCGCTACAAGTTGTTGGTGGTATCGGCATTCAAGGCAACGTGTATGCCGCTAACGTTGGTTTTCCTGATGGCAGTGTGTTTAATACTGTTCAATCACTAGGCAGTAGAAATCGTATTATTAATGGTGATTTCAAGATTGACCAACGCAGTGGTGGTGCTAATGTTGCTGTTTCTACTGGAAGTGCCGCATATTACATTGATCGTTGGGTATGGAATACAAGTGGAACAAATACCCAAAGCAAAGGTTATACAGGATTTAACCAAGGCGGTATTACAAGTCCAACAGGATTTTTTAGTTATTATGGTTGGACAACTACTGCCGTGCCTTCAACATTAAACACTGGTGATTATCTTTTCTTAACACAAAAGATTGAAGGTTACCAAGTTCGTGATTTAGGCTGGGGTCAAACTTGGGCAAGAAATGCTACATTAAGTTTTTGGACACGCAGTAGCAATGCTGGTGTTTATAGTGGATTTGTAAGAAATAATCCAACCTTTGACCAAAGTTTAACTTTTACATATAATATTCCAAGTGCAAATACTTGGACATATGTTACTATTCCAATCACTGCATCAACCACTGGAACATGGGGTGGTGGTAACGGTTGTGGTATAGAGTTAGGATTTGCAATATGGAATGGTAATAGTTTTGCAACGGTAAATTCTAATACATGGACGAGCGGTAATTACACTGGTGCCAATAGTCGTGCTTTAAGTGGCAACGTTTTGACAACAGTTGGTAGCACTATGCAATGGACTGGTGTTCAATTTGAACCAGGTAATGTCCCAACACCATATGAATACAGACACTATCCAGCAGAACTTGCAATATGTCAACGATACTATTATAACCTTACAAGTAGTGGTAAAGAATGGGGTCCATGGATAACTTATACATCAAATGGTGACACTCGTGGTCGTGTCAATCATCCTGTACAAATGCGTGTAGCACCATCTGTATCTTTTAGTACAACAAGTTGGAATATGATTGGCATCGGTGCTGGCACAGCAGGAAACAATGTTACAGTAAGTGCCTATGGGCCTGTAAACGTTAGTATGACCACTATTACTGCTTCTTCAATTTCAGTAGATGGTTGGAGTATAACCACAGCAGCTATAAGTGGATGGGGTTCACAATTAGCCTGGGGCAGCAACCAAACAGTTTCAGTTTATGCAGATGCGGATATGTAAACAATGACAAAATATACTTTAAGTTGGCACGGAACACTCGTAGATAATGAAGATGGATGGCATATTCCAAACGATCCAGAAAACCGCCATTTTCAAGAATATGCAGCATGGAAAGCACAAGGAAACTGGCCAGATTTTGAACTTGAAAATTATGCACTTGATGAACAAAGTTCACGATATGTTGCTACACAGTTTAGCCAAATGAAATATAGTCTTGAACACTTTCCAAATGAAGTTATAATACCATAAATAATGATATGCCACAGTTAAACACAGCACTCTATCGCAGAGATTACAAAGGTGAACCAATTACATATGTCGATAACGGACAGATGAAATCACTGTTTGTAAATCCTCGTAATTTTCCATATGATCGAAATATAACAAGTGCAGTTGTTTTGGGTAATGGTATAAGTCGTCTTAATCCAGACATTCAACTTATTTTAAATCAAAATAACAAACGTGTAGAAGAAGGTTATAAAACAACTTATGCGTGTAATGCTGCGTATCGTGATACACCAGCAGATTATTACATAATTAAGGACAGAATTTTCTTTGCTGAAATACCACTTGAAAACTATAATAAAATGTTTGTGACAAATGATATGTGGGTTACATATCGTGATACAAATCTTATTCCATATATCTATTATTTAGATAGTGGTTCTACTGCTGCATACCTTGCCGCATTTGATGGTGCAAAGAAAGTTTTCTTATTTGGTTTTGATGGCAGTGACAATGATACAAATCAAAATGTTTATGCTAATTCTTTAGGTTATGAAAGTAATGATTTCAACCATCAAAAACATCATTCTCATTTATATAATGTATGCAGTGCGTTTACCGATACAGATTTTTATCGTGTAAGAGCAGAACACTGTCATGATTATAGTGGCGAACTAAATGCACTACCAAATTATCACGAAATCGGTGTGCGTGAAGCAATATTAACTGGTGATTTTTAATATTTCTTGCATCGTTTTTAATTTTTCTTTTATAACTTTATTATTCAAACTATTGTATAAACCAGGATGCAGTGGTTTTGGTGTGGCATCTAACGCACACCAACTATAACCTTTGTGCTCATTACTTAATGTTGGTATAAATTCTTGTGGTACAATCACAACAAATGTGTGATAGCTAAAGTGACCATCTGGACTATTAAAATATTCAAGTGGTAATACTTTTTTAATTGGTGGTTCAAACCCAATTTCTTCTACCACTTCACGAACCAATCCGCCATATAGTGTTTCATTTGGTTCTAATTGCCCACCAACTAAACCCCAAGTATTACTATATGTGTCTTGATCTCGTAATAAGAATAATCCACGACCAGTTTTTTCACTAATGAATAATGCACCAACGGCTGTTAGATCACGATTGACCAAAGACCTTCTGGGTAAATTCCTTCCCAACTTTTTACCCATTGATTTCCATCCCATGCATATTGAATATTTGTGTAGGTATTGGTAACATAACTTGCATTACTTGTAGCATTTGGTCTATAAGAAACAGCCCAAGCACTGCCATTATACTGAATAATGTCATTTGGAAGTGCAGGTGTGATACTAGAATTTGCATTTTGCCAAGCCGCCGAACCATTACCATCTGTTGCATTACCAAGTGGATTTACTATCAAGTAACGTTGACCATTTGATGCTGCTGGTAATCCTATACCAGGACCATTAACTCTTGGATCAATGATAGCATTTACACTTTGTAATATATTAGTAGGTATAGTAGCATTATCTACATTAAAAAACAAATTATTTTGATTGTTTGGATCATAAGCAACTGTACCAGTAACTAATCTATCAGTTCTGCTATCAGTTAGATACATCATACTATAATTGTTTGCAATATTACCAAATAGATTTATAACAGGTGCCCATGCAATAGCATTTGCAGTTGTTGTTGGCATACTATAACTATTGGCATAAATTTCAGGACCACCACGTGGTAGTAGTTTTACGTTGCCTTGATTTACTAAAACTTGATAACCAGTGGCTGTAAAGTATTGACGATTGCCTAATTGGTTTGTTGCTTCTATAAGAGCATTACTTGGATTACCATTTGCATCATAAATGTTGCTTACTATACTTTGAACAACACCAAGTTTTTGAATCTTTGCGGGTGTAGAAAACCAAATTGGCATTTCAAATGTTAGTGTGGCAACATCTATTGGATCATCTGCGCCAACTGGAATATCACGTGTTGTCCAATTGGTTGTTGTTAGTAATACATAACTTAAACTTGTCCAGTCATAGTAATTTTGGTTGCTTTGAATTTCCATATCTGGATTAAACATTGTGGTAATTTGTTCCCACAATTGTGCTTTTTGGTCAAAGTTACTTGTCC